TATCACCAGAACCATTAGTTGACTATACTAATTTAGCACTAACTAAATATCCAAATGTACACTTTGTAGGTGATGCGTTATCAGCTCGTGGTATTACTGTAAGTGGTGCACATGGTATTTATGTTGCTGAAGCATTTTTAAATACATTTGGAAAAGCAGATAAAGGTACGTATATTTGTGAATGGGATAACCATCAAGGAGATATAATTAATCAATAAAATATGATAGAAAATAAAAAATACGTACCATCAAAAAAATTAACAAAAGCAGATGGAACTATCGCTTATGTTTTTGATAATAAATTACATAATTGGGATGGTCCAGCATTGCTTCCATTAGGTGATAATCGTAAACGTGAATATTATTTAAATGGAATTCAATTAACTGAAGATCAGTGGAAAGAAGCACGTAAAGAACGTGAAGGTTTACCATTTTATAAACAAGCATCAAATAAAGGAAATACAAATAGATTTTAATATGAAAATAGGATTTTGTGGTACAATGTCAGTAGGTAAAACAACGCTTGTAAATGCGTTAAAAGAATTACCTGAATTTGCTGATTATAATTTTAGAACTGAGCGTTCTAAATATCTGATGGAACTTGGTATTCCCTTAAATACAGATTCAACAATTAAAGGTCAAGTAGTATTTTTAGCAGAGCGTGCTAGTGAATTAATACAAGATAATATTATTACAGATCGCACTGTTATTGATGTTATGGCGTTTACTAAATCAGCTAAATCGATCAATTATGTAGAAGCTGAAGATTTTTGTGATTTTGCTGCACATTTACTTTGTGAATATGATCATATATTTTATGTATCCCCAGATGGAGTTGAAATAGAAGATAATGGTGTTCGTGAAACTGATGGGAAATATCGTGGATTAATCGATGATACTATTAATATATTATTATCTAAATATTCACATAAGATGAAAAAAATTACAATCATTGAAGGTAGTACAGAAAAACGTATTAAATCTGTGAAACAGGCACTTTCTTTATAATATTTATAATAAAATCTTTATAATGAAAAAATCCGAATTACAAGAGTATATCAAAGAAATGATTGTATCTGAGTTAACAGAAGTAGATTTAGACGATAAATCAGGTGCTGTAATAATGAAAAAAAACACTAATCCCGTAGATATTAAAAATCTTACATCTAAAGGTGTTGATGTTCAATTAGTAGGAGAAGATATGGAAGATAGAGAACCTACTAAAGCTGAACTTGAAAAAGAAAAGATAAAAGGTGCACCTTCTAAATTTAAAATTTCTCAAGAACAATACGAGAAACTTAAAAAGACATTGAAAACTGTAGTTGACAAAGTAAAAGAATTAGATAAAAAAATTAAAGATCCTAATACTAAACAAGACGAACTTAAAGATTTAAAAGATCAAAAAACTCGTAAAATGGAATCTTTAAAACAATTCATTAAAAATCCAGAATTAGTTAAAGCGTTTAAAGAAAGAGACGTTCAAATTGATACTGATGATTTAATTGGATAGTATGAAAAACTACATTAATATAATTAGTTATATCGTAGTAATAGTATTAACTATTATTATTGTTAAAAACTTAGGATTTGCTGGTGGTATAGATGCTGAAAATAAAATTAAAGCACTAAACCATCAGATTGATTCTTTACAATCATATGTTGACTCTACTAAAATTAAAATTGCCCAATTAGATTCAATAGCTACTTTGTATAAAACAAAAGTAGACGAAGACAAAAAAAAATTATCGGGTTTAAAAGCTAAAGCCGATTTATATAAAAACAAATATAATGAAGAACATAATCGTATTAATAAGCTTCCTAATGCTGCCCTTATTAGCGAGTTCACAAACACTTTCAATTGATAGTGTATGCTGTGTACCTTGTAAAGCATTAAAAAAAGCATTAATTGTAAAAAACGAGCGTGATTTCTTAAAAAATCAAATTGGAGTTACTCGTGACTCCGTTAATATTTTAACTAATATAGTTGTTAATCAAGATTCTGTTATAAAAACTCAAGATTCGTCTATTTCTTTATACAAGAAAAACGAATCAAATTACACTTCCATTATAAACAAAAAAGATGGAATTATAGAATTAAAAGACGAACAGATTAAACAACAAAAAGCAAAAGTAAAAATTGCTTGGATTATTACAGGTTTAAATACTGTTGCTTTTATTCTAATATTGTTATGAGTCAAGATTTAAGAGAAATTATAAGACAGGAATACATTAAATGTGCAGCTGACCCTGCCCATTTTATGAAAAAATACTGTAATATTCAACATCCACAACGTGGCCGTGTAATATTCAACTTATATCCATTCCAGGATAAGGTATTACATTTATGGAGAGATAATCCATATTCAATTGTATTAAAATCACGTCAGTTAGGTATATCAACATTAGCCGCAGGTTATTCTTTATGGTTAATGTTATTCCATAAAGATAAAAACGTGTTGTGTATTGCAACTAAGCAAGAAACAGCTAAAAACATGGTAACGAAAGTTAAATTCATGTTTGATAACTTACCTTCATGGCTTAAAATACCAGCAGACGAACATAACAAGTTAACATTAAGATTAAATAACGGCTCTCAAATTAAAGCAACTTCAGCATCAAGTGATGCAGGTCGTTCAGAAGCCGTTTCTTTGTTGATTGTCGATGAGGCAGCTTTTATTGAACAAATTGGTGAAATCTGGGCATCAGCTCAACAAACCTTAGCAACGGGTGGTGGTGCGATTGTACTTTCAACACCTTTTGGAACTGGAAACTGGTTTCATAAAACATGGGTTTCAGCAGAAAATGCTGAAAATGACTTTTTACCTATTAAATTACCTTGGTTTGTTCACCCTGAACGAAACGAGGATTGGAGAAAACGTCAAGATGAATTATTAGGTGATCCTAGATTAGCAGCACAAGAGTGTGATTGCGATTTTAGTACATCAGGTGATGTAGTATTCTATTCAGAATGGTTAGAATTTATTACTCAAACAACATTAAAAGATCCTCTTGAAAGAAGAGGCGCTGACCAGAACTTTTGGGTATGGGAACCAGCAGACTATACAAGAGATTATATGGTGGTAGCTGACGTAGCTAGAGGTGATGGTAAAGACTTTTCAACTTGTCACGTAATTGATATTGCGACAAATGTACAAGTTGCTGAATATAAAGGACAATTACCTACTAAAGAATTTGGATATTTTCTAGTAGGTGTTGCTACCGAATATAATAATGCTTTACTTGTAGTTGAAAATGCCTCTATTGGTTGGGCAACTATTGATGCTATAGTTGAAAGAGGTTATCGTAATTTATACCAATCACCAAAATCAGATCAACTCACAGCAGAGTCGTATTTAAAGACATACGAGGGTTCATCCGATATGACCCCTGGATTTACAATGTCAATGCGTACTAGACCGTTAATTGTCAATAAATTCCGAGAATTTGTTGGTGATCGTTCGGTAACAATTCGCTCGAAACGTTTAGTTGAAGAAATGAAGGTATTCGTATGGAAAAACGGTAGACCAGAAGCTCAAACAGGTTATAATGATGACTTAGTAATGCCATTTGGTATTGCTATGTATTTAAGAGATACGTCTTTAAAATTCCAACAACAAGGTCACGACATGACTCGAGCTACGCTTGGCAATATGAGTAAGAGTACGTATGTTGGTGCTTATAATCCAAATCAAGTAAAAAATCCATATATGTTAGAAACAGATAAAGGAATGGAGGACATTAGTTGGATTTTGTAAATATTTATAGTATATAATAAAAATAAAAATGGCTGATAAAAGTTTATTTACCCGATTACAACGACTGTTTTCAACAGACGTTATCATTCGTAATCAAGGAGGTAACGAATTAAAAGTAATGGATGTTGATTCAATTCAACGTTCAGGCGATATTGCTACTAACTCATTGATGGATAGGTATAATCGTTTATACTCACCTGCCTCTACCTCATTATTAGGTTCTCAAATTGGTGTAAATTGGCAGTACTTACGTACCATGGTTTATTCAGACTATGATAACATGGATTATGATGCTATTGTTGCTTCTGCTCTTGATATTATTTCAGATGAATCTACATTAAAAAATGATTTAGGCGAAGTATTACAAATCAGATCAAATAACGAAGATGTTCAACAAATTTTATACAACTTGTTTTATGATGTATTAAATATTGAATTTAATCTTTGGTCTTGGATTCGCCAAATGTGTAAGTATGGTGACTTTTTCTTAAAATTAGAAATTGCTGAAAAATATGGTGTTTACAATGTAATTCCATATACTGCATATCATATTGAAGGACAAGAAAACTATGATAAAGAATATCCTAACTCAGTAAGATTTAGATATTCACCAGAAGGTATTTATGCTGGTGGTTCAGGTTATTATGGTACTCCTACTTTAGGACAATTCCAAGATAACCAACCAGGTATCTATTTTGATAACTACGAAATGGCCCATTTTAGATTGTTAACAGATGTTAACTATTTACCTTATGGCCGTTCATATTTGGAACCAGCTCGTCGTATCTTCAAACAATACGTTTTGATGGAGGATGCTATGTTGATTCATAGAATTTC